AGAAGCTAGGAGACAGTGGAGACTGTCTTACACAAGGGATTCATCAAATCTTCCCTGCTTATGAGCAATCACTACGCGAGCGAGTAACTCTCGGATAACCCCAGCTAACGACTGCTGTAGCACAAAACTACAGTTCACAGAATGCAAAGGAATCTAGCTAGGCATGTTCTTCGGAACCCTTGGTTAGATGGAACTGTGACGGATACCTCAGAGAACATACTTCTTAGGGCATCGGAATCTCTTATCCCAAAGGGAACAAGGCAGGTAATCCTGTTGCTTGACCCTAAAGGATAACTGACTTCGCTGTTCCTAGAGAAGTTTATCAATAGGTTTAAACTTAGGTTAGTACCTAGGTTATGAGAATGTAGTACAATAAAGAAATGAATAACTCTAAAGGATAAATATAAATATGAATGAAGTTACAGTACAGTGTAGTAATTGCTCTTGGTATAACAAAGAGCAAGGTACTTGTATGAATGAAACTAACCAAGATACAAAGCTCCCTTGGTGTGCAGGTAGTACTGATTTCAAGGATTACTCTTTTAAACAAAATGGTTCTGTTGTAGTTGGTAAGTACTACAAGTGTGATTTGTTCTTGAGTGTTTAGGATTTAATAAACGAAGGATAGGTTAGCAGTCATGAGCTAACTGATAAGTACCGCCCTTGTACTTCCTGAGTTTTGTTTAAGGGACTAAGGAGGAATAGTGGGATACAAGAAGGGTGAAACAAATTACTATGTGTACTTACATAGGAACAAAACAACAGGGAAGGTTTTCTATGTTGGAAAAGGTAAGTGTAGAAGAGCTTGGGAATGTGCTAATCGTTCTGCTTTCTGGAGTAAGACTGTAAGGAAGTATGGACACACTATCGAGATTGTCTTGGATAATCTTCAGGAGTGGTATGCATTTGAGTTAGAATCAGAGCTAATATTGAAATACGGAAGAAGGGACAACAACACAGGGTGCCTAGTCAACCTTACAGATGGAGGTGAGGGTGAGTCTGGCAAGGTTTATACATACGAGCAAAGAAAGAGGATGTCTGACGCGAGAAGAGGTGAGCTATCCCACAACTTCGATCGCACCATTTATAAATACTACAATGTGTTTTCTGGTGAAAGATTAGAGTGCCTAAGTTCCGAGTTTACTAAACTAACTAGCTGCCAACACAAGAGAACAAGGGTGTACCATTACAAAGGTTGGACTGATCCAGACTTATGTACTGAACATTTCTTAGATGAAGTTATAAGTAAAAATGAAGGCATACACCCATTAAGATTCTCAACAGTTCTACACAACTTTGTCGAGATTGACACTCTTATGTTAAAACCAATGACCGTCAGCCAGTTTTATATATTAACCGGAAAGAATCCGTCTAACCTGTTAAACAAAAACCTAAAAGACATAAGAACACTTGCAGGCTATACAACAAAAGAGCTTGTAGAGAAATATACAATTGAAAAGATAAGAGCAAAAAGCAAAAGTGTAGTTGTATATAATTTTTCAAATGTTCTTACAAACTTAACTTGTAAAGGTACGGTTGAGTACATTTCCGGGAGAATAGGCATATCTGTCGGTAATATCTACAGACTTGTTAAGAGTAATGGTACTACAGTAGACGGTTGGAGGCTAACATCCGTTAAAGACATTCCACCTTCTCTTGTGACAAGCGAGTTTGTACATAAAGATGGTAGGTATTTCAAGGGCACTAGAGCGGCCTTTAAAACTAAATATAACCTAGACCCTGCACAGTTATTTAGAGCAAATAATAAATCTGGAGCATATAGAGGTTGGTCACTTCTTAAATAACAAAACCCACATACTAACTTGGATTATTCCTTGTCGGTATGTGGGTTTATTTACGACTGTACTTTACACAACAGCAGAATCTTGAATGCTGATAGTGGTGTTCAATTCATTAGTTGCAGCATCAACATTCAACAACGCCTCAAAGTCAACAGTTGCACTTAGACCACCTGTAGCACTGTCATCCAGTGTAAAACTATTAACTTTTGCAACATCAATGTTAAAAGTAATGAAGTCTGCATTAGCTGCGCCTGATGTCGCAACAGATACAATCAATCCACAAGACTCTTCATTCAAGAACAAATCACGAAGAACAGCATTTTCAAAGTACACTGTAGCGCTTCCGTTTACAACAAGAGCGTCTGTGAAAATAGCGTCTGCTGTGTTATTACCTACACAATTAGCTGCACTAAGACCTTTTGATTGGTTCAGGGTTAACGATGTAACACAGGCATCTGCAGAACCATTAACCAAGAGTACACCGTTAACACTAGCCATCGTTGTAGTTGTGACTTGTGCTGCTGGTGCAGTAAAGTACTGAGCAGTACCAGTGGTCATGTCTTTACCCATCAGGGACATATCCAGTGTTGTAATCCCCGTTGCGTTAACTGTTAAGTTAATTGAACCGACCTTATTACCAGTAAACACGTGGCTTTGGGAAATATCTGAAAAATACTCCTCAATTGTGAATGATTTATCTGTGTGAGAGGTCAATGGAACATAAGTCTTAGAACCAACCTCAGTGATCGTGGCTCCTGTAATTGCTTGAGCAAACAACAAAGAGCTATTCATTACACGGACAGTAGCTACTGTACCTGTCAAGCCGATTACAACAAGATTTTTATTCAAGTTCAACGGATTCATAACACCAACACTAAGTCTGATAGTGCTTGAAATCTTCAATCCGTCAGTAATCCAATCACCAACACTGCGGGTTAGTGTCCAATTAGAACCGCTTGCTGCGATAGTAATATCAGTTGCTGCAATAACACTGCCTGCTGTAAAGTCACGCATATACAAAGCCTCAAACAGTGGAGCGTAAGATACTGGAGATAACTCCCCCGATAGTGAACCTGTTACAGAACGAATGCCGTGATTACTGAAAGCTACCTGTTTATCTGTGCGAATCTCAGCACTAGTATACGCCTCCTTAGTAAGTGCAAACGCGCTAGATACCCTACGAAATACTTCCCCACCGGCAGGACCACTAGCTGTACCCCATGTAACTTCTTCTTTAAGAATAACCTTCTTGTTAATACCTTGAGCAATAGTCATTTATATTTCCTTCTTTGTTGTTAATTATGTTGAGTAATTCTTACTTTAATACATTACATGAGTATTCAATAAATACTGCAATAATATAACGATCATTGAAAATATTCCCACTTGTCACAGTAGGCGTTTTCATAATGATTACTTCGATACCACCTTGAGTTAGCGTAGTACCCCTCTTGAACCAATCTCTTGTTAAGATTGCTCTGTTCATAGCTTGTTGTGATCCAGTACCGCTTGGGTAACTCAGAAACACTTGCAGTTCACCTGTGTCTCTATAGAAGCCATCACCTAGTGTTTGGTTGTCGGGCTCTCTAGGGACAATCTGCACGTCTTGGTACGGGACTCCCGGTACAGGTGTGAAACTTACGTTTTCTACTGCTGTACTTAACACAGGAGCTAAAGCTTGTAGGTGCTTCTCAAGAGCAACTTTGATTCTTGGTAATGCCATACACCCCTTTCAAACTGTGTTTAATATTTGTACTTGGTTTCATTTAGGACTCTTGTAATATCTAGCTTACTAGCTTGTTTGATCTGTTCAATAGCTGGCTTACGAATACCTTGAGGTTGTTGTGCAGAGTTACCATTATCTAAGTACATAATATAGTCCAAGGAGTTATTAATGATAATAGTGTCACCTAGTTTGATACCTTGAAGAGTGCTGTGTGCTCTCTTTAAAGCCTCTGTGCCTTCCTTATCATAGTTATCAAATGAGTGATTAACTTGGTTATTTAAACTAAGTACCCATGACCCCCTAGCTAGTCCGGGCTCTATTCTATAACCCTTGGTTTCTTCACGGTATTCATAAAGCTCTTTATATGTTACTGTGTTACCAACTGGAGTAAACTCTACAAATGATTTAGCAGCCGTTGCAGCAACTGCTTGAGCTACATCCTTCAATCTCTGTTCTAAGATTTCCTTGTAGTATTGCAAGCTAGCTTCTGTCTTTTCAGTGCTAGTCTTAATCATTACCCGTTTACTCCTATTACTTTATACAAAGCTAGAGTTCCATAAGCGTAATGCTCTTCGATTGAATGTACTTTGTATGTTTTACCACTGTACAAAATCAAATCTTGTACTGCTGGAGTAAACACTTGGTTTCCAGCTAGGATAAACAACGCAGAGTCCTTACCGATTAAACTAGGGTAATGATACTGAGTAGCTCTGATGTGATTCTTGTACGTTCTTACGGTGTAATCCGTTGTAGTATTGATTACTCCACCTGTTTCAATATCGTAAACACCTTGGGTAACTTTACTGTAAGTACAATCAGCACCGTGAATCCTCAGAGCCTTTGCGGTTAGTACATCAGCTCTTGACATCAGTAGCCTCCAGTGAATAACGTACTTTGATTGATAGTATTAAATACATTAGTTGAATTAACGTTATCAGTGTTAGCGTTGTTAGCTGCGATGTCACTTACAGAGATACCACTTGCATACATTCCTGCGGAGTTGTACAGAGGATTCAGTGAAGGATCACGAAGGAACAGCTTGAGGGATTCCATGTAAGATGCCGCTGATCTTGAGCCTTTGAAGCTAAAAATATCACAAGATTCGTCACCTCTCTGGCTTAAAATCATGAGTATCGCTCTAGCAGCATCCATGCTAGCCCTTGTTACGCTCCCATTTGACTTGTCGAGATAAAATTGGTAGACCTCATCTGTTAGAAATGGTAAAGCAGGATCAGTATCACCTACCGATAACCTAACTTCTTGAATTTGAGTAATAGCTATAGTGTTCT